TCTACTCAACTTAAAGTTAGTAGAAAATGGAACTCAATGATGATGGGTATTAAAATGCAGGGTAAAAACGGTTTGTTCACTCCGCCAACTTACAGCCACATTTATAAGCTATCCACTGTTCAGATGTCTAACGACAAAGGAACATGGTTTGGTTGGGATGTATCAAAAGTAGGACCAGTCACAGATAAAACTATCTACGACTCGGCAAAAGCTTTTGCAGAATCTGTAGGTAAGGGTGAGGTTCAAGCTAAACACGGTACAGAAGAGACTACAAAGTCTAATTCAAACTACTAGAATCCTAGGTGGTGGGCGTCTAAGCGAGAGTGGAAACGCCCACTTAAATATATGATTGAGAAATTTAAAAATATATTTGAAGGATTAGACCGTGCGCATGGTGTCACTATCGTAGGTGAATCAAATGGCAATGGCACAAAAATAAAAGGCAAGTCATTTGTTAAACGAGAACCTGTTACTAACGAACTGTGGCAAAAACATTTAGACGGAATAGATAGCCTGGGCGTCATACCAATTAATGATGACAATAAATGTAAGTGGGGATGTATTGATATAGATTCTTACGCAGGTTTTGATCATCAAAAACTCATAAACAAAATTAAACAATTTAAATTACCACTGATTGTATGTAGATCTAAATCAGGTGGTGCACACGTATTTTTATTCACAAAAGATTATGTATCAGCAAGTTTGATGCAAGATAAATTAAATGAGATTAGATCTGTATTAGGTTATGGTGGATCAGAAGTTTTTCCAAAACAACGTGAATTAAAATCTAAAGATGATACAGGAAATTTTCTTAATCTTCCATACTTTAATTGTAGTAATACAACAAGATATGCCTTTCTAGAGAATGGCGAAGCTGCTACACTAGAAAGTTTTTTTGAATTACAAGAAAGATATAAACAAGACGACATCAGCACAATAGAAGTTAAAAGACCAGAAACACCATACTCTGATGGACCACCATGTGTAGAGCTTATGGTACAAAATAAAGTGGGAGAAGGTGGTAGAAACAATGCATTATTTCATTATGGTGTGTATGCAAAATCTAAATGGCCAGAAAATTGGAAAACAAAATTAATATTATTTAACGAGTCAGCAATGGCACAACCATTGTCAGACATAGAAGTAAACATTATAACAAAACAACACGAGAAAAAAGATTGGGGTTACAAATGTAATGACCAGCCTATGTGTAGTTTGTGTGATAAAAAATTATGTAAGACTAGAAAGTTTGGTATAGGTCAAGAGATAACATTTCCTAATCTTACAGATTTACAAGTTGTTGCATTAGAGGAACCATATTATTACATGAACGTAGATGGTGATAGGTTGTATCTTGACTCTGCAAAACATTTAACAAACCAAAGTTTGTTTCAAGAAGAATGTGTAAAACAATTACGATTTAATCCACCAACATTAAAAACAAACGATTGGAAAAAACTTACAAACATATTATTAGAAAACGCAGAAGTAACAGAACCAGCAGAAGGCACAGGCACAAAAGATATATTACGTAATTATTTGGAAGACTATTGTGTAAACAGAATACAAAAAGATGATTATGATGATTTAAAAAATGGTGGTACGTATACTAAAGAGGGTTATCATCACTTTGTATTTGACAACTTCTTTCACAACTACTTATCAAGAAAACATTGGAAGGTGCCATATCAAAGGACATCACAGATGTTAAAAGACAATCTAGACTGCACAACTAAACGTGTAGGTAAACACAAACTATCTGTGTTTGTTGTATCTAGGTTTGATAAAAAACCAGAAACGTACACACCAAAACCATTTAAGAAAGATAACTACTAATGAAATATACAAATATATGCGGAAAAGATTTTAAAAATAAATCTAAAGCGTATAAATTTTTTAGAAGTTTAGTAAGAGAAACGGTAGACATTGGTTTAAATCGTGTAGAACCTATAATACAATTAACAGAACAAACTCCATTAAAAAATTCAAATGTTAGTAATCTATTTAAAAATTATTTGGTTGATGGTGATTGGTATGGAAGAAAAACTAAAGGCCAAAACATTAAAAACTTTGTTTTAATTAAAGATGATTATAATGATTATTGCCTTGGTTTTAAATTAGAAGATGATTCTGTTGAGTCAGTCACTGCTAAATCATATTTATCTTGTTTTGGAAAAGGAACTCAAACAGATGATGAAAGACTGCATTCTGCAATGAGGTATGAGGTAAAATATCAATCAGAAGAATATAGACAAAATAATCAACATATTCAAGAATGTTTTGATTGTTCTTGTCCAAAAGAAGCTGGTTTAGATGTTGACCATGTTATTCCATATAAAACAATAGTAAATTCTTTTTTTACTATTTATGACAGAGAAGAATTTAAAAAAAGCATGAACAAAGAAATACAAGGTTTATATTGGAGGTTAAGAGAAGATCACAGAAAGACATGGAGAGAATATCATAAACAACACGCAAAGTTTCAACTACTTTGTAAAGAATGTCATAGATTAAAAACGGCGAGCGAAAGATGAGAACAATAATATACGGACCACCGGGCACAGGTAAAACACATACTTTGTTAGGACACATAGAAAAATTTTTAGAAACAACAGATCCAGATAAGATTGGATATTTTACATTCAGTAAAAATGCTGCACAAGAGGGCAAAGAAAGAGCTGCTAGTAAATTTAAATTATCTTTTGATGACCTACCATACTTTCAAACACTACACTCTTTTTGTTTTAATCAACTTATTTTAAGTAAAGACCAAGTTATGAAAGAAAAACATTACAAAGAATTGGGGGAAAAGATGGGATTAGAAATAGAAGGCACACAACAAGATGAAGATCATGATAGTGTATTTTATTCTAAAAATCCATACATACAATTAATAAACATAGCAAGATCAAAAGAAATAGATCCTGTAAAGTATTATCATCTTACAGACAATTCAAAAATATCATTAAACAAATTAAAAATTATATCAGAAGAATTACAAAGATATAAAACAGAGCATGGTCTAGTTGACTTTCCAGACATGATAGAAAAATTTTTAGCTACAGGTGAACCACCAAAGCTGCGTGTAATGTTTGTAGATGAGGCACAAGATTTAAGTTTAATTCAATGGAAGTTAGTGAGACGGATAGAAGAAGCAGCGACAGATTCTTTTATTGCAGGTGATGATGACCAGGGTATTTACAAATGGAATGGTGCACACGTAAACACATTTATAAATTTAGAGGGCACAAGAGAAATATTAGAACAATCACATAGAGTGCCACAAAAACCTTTTGAACTTGCAAACAAAATTATAAATAAAGTTAAGAACAGAGTAGATAAAAAATATTTTCCAAAAGAAAAAGAAGGATCTGTAAAACGTTGTCAAAGTTTACATGAAATAGATTTTACAAAAGGTAAATGGTTAGTGCTGGCAACGGCAAACTATATGTTAAGTGATATAGGTGAGGTGTTGGATGAAAAAGGATTGTATTGGCAAAGAAGAAAAACAACACCAAGAGTTAAAAATATATACGAGATTATACAAAAATGGAATGAATTAAAAACAGGTGTGCCCATGCACTTCAATGAGTGTAAAAAAATATTTAACAAAATGAATAAAAACTGGGACAAAAAATTATTTAAGGCTATGGTTAAAGATCAATTTTATGGCATAGATGATTTAAAAAATAAATACGGATTAAAAACAGAAGCAGAGTGGCAAGAGGCATTAGATGAATTAGGAGACGAAGATATAAAAAAAATAACAAAACTTATAAAAGCAGGAGAAGATTTATCTGGCACACCAAGGATAAGTGTTTCTACAATACATGGAGTAAAAGGTAATGAAAGAGAAAACGTAGTTGTAACAACAGACTTGTCAAATGCAGCGTTTATTGATTATGAAAAAAACCCAGATGATACACACAGATTATTTTACGTTGCATGCACGAGAACAGAAAACAATTTATTTATAATCGAACCACAAAGGAGAAAAGCATATGACATCTAAAGATTTATTTAAAGGCACAACATACAATTCATTAGAAGAGCAGGTAGGCGGGAAGCATTATCGCTCGATGAAAATTCAACCTGCAGAGTTTATAAACGAAAACAAATTGCTTTTTGCAGAGGGTAATGCTATAAAATATATCTGTCGACATCAGTCGAAAGGAAAAGAGCAAGATATAAAGAAGGCAATACATTATTTGGAAATGATACTAGAGAGGGACTACAATGAAACCGATATTTAAACCACAGACAGAGTGGTTGCCACCACAAGATTTTCCTGATTTATCAAAGCACGAAGAAATTGCAATTGATTTAGAAACAAAAGATCCTGATTTAAAAACTATTGGATCTGGCTCTGTTGTAGGTCGAAGTAAGATAGTTGGTATAGCTGTTGCTGTCGAAGGTTGGTCTGGATATTATCCAATCGCACACGAAGGTGGTGGTAACATGGATAAGAATATGGTTCTTAAATGGTTTCAAGATGTCTTAAATACAAGCGCTGTTAAGATATTTCATAACGCTATATATGATGTATGTTTTATACGTGCCGCAGGACTTAAAATTAATGGCACCATCGTAGATACCATGATTGCTGGCTCTCTCGTAGACGAGAATCGCTTTCGTTATGATTTAGGTAGTTTGGGTCGGGATTACTTAGGAATAGGCAAAAATGAGGCTGTATTGAAAGAAACTGCTGACCATTGGGGTATAGATCATAAGGCAGAGATGTATAAACTACCTGCAATGTATGTGGGTGAGTATGCAGAACAAGATGCAAATTTAACTTTTAAACTTTGGCAAGAGATGAAAAAACAAATGTATCACGAAGATGTTGAGGATATATTTAAATTAGAGACTAACCTTTTTCCTTGCCTCGTTGATATGCGTTTTTTAGGTGTTCGAGTAGATATTCAAGCAGCGAATGAATTAAAAGACAAACTATCATCAGAAGAAAAAGAATGCCTATTAAAAGTAAAAAAAGAAACTGGAGTAGATACCCAAATATGGGCTGCTCGCTCAATTGAGAAAGTTTTTGACAAACTTCACCTACCATTTGACCGCACCGAAAAAACAAATTCTCCATCATTTACTAAAAACTTTTTGCAGAATCATCCACATCCTGTTGTTAAATTAATTGCACGTGCTAGAGAAATAAATAAAGCACATACAACATTTATTGATACCATATTAAAACACGAACATAAAGGAAGAATACATGCTGAAATAAACCAACTTAGATCAGATCAAGGAGGCACGGTTACTGGTAGATTTAGTTACAACAATCCAAACTTACAGCAAATACCTGCACGAAACAAAGAACTAGGACCACGGATCAGAAGTTTATTTATACCAGAAGAGGGCTGTCAGTGGGGCTGTTTTGATTACTCACAACAAGAACCACGTCTTGTTACACACTATGCTAGTCTTGATGGACTCTATGGTGTGGATGAAGTATTAGATGCTTACAACGATGGTGAAGCAGACTTTCACCAGATTGTATCTGACATGGCCAACATACCAAGATCACAAGCTAAAACTATAAACCTTGGTTTGTTTTATGGTATGGGTAAAAATAAATTACAGGCAGAGTTAGGTATATCAAAAGAAGATGCTAATGATTTGTTTAGACTTTACCATGACAAAGTGCCATTTGTTAAAATGTTAATGGAAAGTGTAATGCGTAGAGCTCAGGACAAAGGTCGTGTTAGAACTTTACTTGGACGTAGATGTAGATTTAATTTGTGGGAGCCTAATCAATTTGGGATACACAAAGCATTATCTCACGAAGATGCACTCGCCGAACACGGACCAGGGATCAAAAGAGCTTTTACATACAAAGCATTAAATAAATTAATACAAGGATCAGCTGCTGACATGACAAAGAAAGCTATGGTAGATTTATACAAAGAAGGTATCATACCACATATACAAGTGCATGATGAACTTGATATATCAGTTAATAATAATGCAGAAAAAATAAAAGAAATTATGGAGTCTGCAGTTGAACTAGAGGTGCCCAACAAAGTGGACTATGAATCTGGACCAAATTGGGGTACAATAAAATGAGGTTAAATTATGGCTTATTTAAATGCAAATATTCCTGTAGAATACGCACAAATAAGAAGGGAGTATTTATATGATCTTAAAAAACATCACGGAGAAGTGGAAGACTGTATTATCTTCGGCGTTACAGCGATTACAGGTAAAGCACTCTTATTCCATGCCATCATGGAGAACGGTGCTATCTTTTATCGTCTTCCCATATCGGCTTTTATTCAACGTGGTTTTCAACCGAAAGCTGTTCCATCCAAGAGACTTGATGAACTTCAACTGTGGAATAGTTTTTCTTATTACCCTGCTGTTACTACTTGGGATATTTTAGAATCACAATCCGGTAAATACATAGGAAAAGATAAAAAATGGTATCACGGTCGCTATTTATTTACTGTTGACTTTGCACACCCAG